AGTGCTTGCGCCTGCGGTAGCTTTCATTTTGGGTTTGATAGTAAAGCACTTTCCCGGCATCGTTACCTTGGCGTTTGAACGCTTTCGGAATCGGATCCAGTAATGCGTCCATGATTCGGCACATCAAACAACGTTTCAATCGCTTCACCTCACTTTCAAGTTTGTTTATCCAATAATGAAAAAGGAAAAAACAATCATTATTCCAATTACCTGTCCGGCATATTGAATTGCCCTTTTCTTTTTCACGATTCCGCTGATAGATAGCGCCAAGGCGGCTAGAGCTGTGATTAACCGTATTGTTTCAAAAGTCATGCAATTTGTTACCTCGCTCTCGCTTTTCGGAGTAGCATCAACATTTTTGATTGAAGCGTTTCTATTTTTGCTTTAACAGAACGGTGAGACCGGAAACTGTTCAAAACATCTTCACCGAAGTGTTTAACAGATACTGCCGAAAGATATTCGTCCAGCGTGTCAAATGGAGCAAGCCTTTTGCATTCCTCCGCCCACCGTTCAGACGGTGTTTTGTGCAGCCGAAACCATTGCTCCATAAGTAAGTTATTCGCCTGCTGTTGTGTCATTGATCTGATTTCCTTTCTGCTCCTCGGGCCAGAAATATTTCATAGATAAATGCAAAAGCGCATACGGCTCATGCTGCTGAATCCGACGCACCATTTTCAAGATTTTGTTCGTTCTGCGCTCCATTCCTGCGCCAATAATCCCGCCGAGGATTGCCCCTGTGAGTAAAGCGATGTAAAACGTAGTGTTCATCTCTCTTTCAGCTCTTTGAGCACTAACGGAAACATAAGTTTGATTAACGCCTCCTGCGTTCTTTAATTTCATCCCAAAAATCCAAACAGTCTCGCCATCCATCCATCATAAAAAACCAGAATACAAACACTATCAAAAGCATCGGTATAAAAAGACATAGTGCAAAAATTACAAGTGCTGACATATTTACCTTCTTAAACAATCAGTTTGATAATCTCAACCAGCATAGAGGCGACTTGCGGCAGAACTTCCACTTCTGTTTCGCTGGCCGCCTCTTTTGATGCCCGCTCTACAAACGCGAGCAGCGCGTCGGTTAGGCGATTGATTTTTTCAGTATCCATCTCTTTCACCTCCTGTTCCGCCAGTTATAAATGAATTGGCCGTATCCTTATCAGAAGCCCTTTCCGCAATTGCAAAATAGATCATTTGCTGCCGCTGGTCTCGTCCGGCGGCTCTTTTTCTACAGCTATGCCAAGTACCGCGTTTAACCGCATCGTTGTCGTTCGCAATGCGTCAATCTGTTCTTTTGCCTGTTGAAGCAAATTCATGATTTCTTCATTGTCGAATTTTACATTCATTATCATCTCTTTCACCTCCTCACTTCTCATCTCTCTGCCCGCCCGAGCAGGTAGTCAGTGCACCTCCTATGTGCTATACTGCGAAAAGAAAGGAGGTGTTTAAAATGGAAAATTCAATGTTTCCCCGAAATTGTACGGAAGCCCTTGCCATGTTATATGTACAAAACATGAGTTCCAATGGCGCAACTCCCGAAGCAATGTGTCAATTATATTGGGATGCTTATTTTCGTATAAGCAATTCTTTCGAATCTGCTTATGAAAATGCCAAGGCTAAATACAGCAAATAACCTTTGCCACTTGCACCATTACCTGCGTTAAATCACAAATAAATGGCACAGGCAAATCCGATTCATGTGAACGCTCGGAGAGTAGTTGCAGCTGCTTTTCGAGCGTTTCTCTTATCTGTTGATTATCCATCTCTTTCACCTCTTCTTTCCGTCCGGTTTATGGGACATATAATGTGTTATTCTGTTGGTGCTGGGATTTCCAAAATTTTGCAGATGCTTGCAACTATTCCCGGCGTGGAAATTTCACCTCGCAAAATGCGCTGAAGGTATCCACCGTCAAAATATTTTCCAGTGTCTTGTGAGACTTCAGTGATTAGCCATTCTTGCGTTTGGTTAATATCCACAAGTCGCTTTTTGATTTCTTTGCCGAAATCACAAACTTTTGCCATTCAGTAAAACGCCTCCTTTCTTCGCTTGACAATTACTTGGAATAGTAATATAGTAAAGATGTCATCCAATGCTAAATTACTTTTCTCGGTAACCTCTGTGCTTAGTATATTACTTTGTTTGGTAAAAATCAAGCAAGTTTTTACTTTTCGCGGTAATTTAGCGTTTTAAACAAAAGGAGCGCCTAGTTATGAGCGAATTGTACAATCTTATAGAAAGTCTCTGCAAAGAAAAGGGAACAAATATTACGGCCATGTGCAAAGCAGCAAAGATTAGCCGTGCCCCTTTAACAGAATTAAAAATGGGGCGTTCAAAAACTCTATCTTCTGCCACGCTCTCCAAAATTGCCGCCTACTTCGGTGTCTCCGTCGACTATCTTTTAGGCAACAAAGAAAAGCCCGCCCCGGAGAGCCGGAACGGGCTTAGTATCAAAGAGCAGAAAGATATAGCGCGAAAATTGGAAAAGATGATGGATGAGCTTGAAGAAAGCGGCGATCTGATGTTTGACGGCGATCCTGCGAGCGAAGAGGCAAAAGAGAGCATCCGCAATGCTCTTGCAATGGGCCTTGAATATGCCCGTAAGGTGAACCGCGAAAAGTATAATCCGTATAAGAATAAAAAGAAAAAAGACTGAGTGTGCAGGAGGAGGATGGCACATGCAGATGTTGAATCGCGCCCGTGCTGTCATTCGTAAGTACGGTGATAATAACCCAAAAAACATCTTAGAATCGCAGGGCGTGAAACTTTTCTTTTTACCGATGATCGGTATTCGGGGTATCTATAAAAGAATAGAAGGCAACACGATCGTGTTTGTCGATTCCAACCTTGACGAGCGCACCAGGACTTTTGTGCTTGCCCACGAGCTGGGGCACCATCTTTTACATAAGGGCACGAACCGCATTTTTCTTGACCGCTGTACCTTGCTCAAGACGTCACGCTACGAAGATGAAGCCGACCTGTTTGCTACGTGTCTTTTAGCCCCTTGGCCGGATGATGTTCTGTTTGAAGGCGAAACAATGGACGACCTTGCAACACGCATTGGCGTCCGCCGCGAGGTCGCAGAGATGTATCTGAACGAAGTGCGCAGGCAATAAAAAATACCACAGAATAGTAAAAACCACAACATATAGTATGAAGCGAATTGGAACGGTACAAATGGGAAAAAACACCAGTTGATTTATCGACGCGGCGGGCATATAATGTGTATATGATACAGACCCCGCCACGCGAGCCGAAAGGCAGCGTACCATGGCGGGGTCGATTTCATTTAGGGGTATAACCATGAAAGAGTTAAAAAAGCATCTCTCTTTGCATGAACAAGTGGAAAAATTAACCCAGCGTGGGCTTTTAATTTCGGAAAGAGAAAAAGTTGAAAGTGCCCTTTTCAATATTAACTACTACAGACTGTCCGGCTATTTGCATGATTTTAAACAGCCAAAAAGTGATTCGTATATTGATAATCTCTCTTGGGATATCCTCAAGAGCATTTATGACTTCGATCGAAAGTTTACGCGTATATTGATGTATGCGCTGGAGGATGTTGAAGAAACATTAAAGACACGATTGTCGTATACGATTACAAGTCAATTCCCCGGAGACCCTCTTATTTACCTAAAACCGACAATTTATAAAGCTTATGAACCGTACATTAGATTTCTTGAACACTTTTATAAATCTGTTGAAAATAATAAAGCGTTGCCTTTTGTAAAACACCACATAGATAATTATGATGGATTTTTGCCAATGTGGGTGGCGGTTGATTTGTTCACGATGGGAAATCTTCACGCGGTTTACGATAATCTGGGAACAAAATACAAAAAAGATATTGCTCGTTCGTATAACACGGGACCGGTACAATTAGCAAGCTGGATAGAAAACCTTACTTTCACTAGAAATCACTTGGCTCACTATATGCGTATCTATAATTTTAATTATGGCCGAACTCCAGCGCATTGCAAACACCACCCTCTCGCATGTACTCCTACGGGGATGGTATTTGACCAGATTTGTGTAATGTCTTTTATGTACTCAGACGCAGCAGAGTGGAATGGCTATGTTCTTCTCGAACTGGAACGAATTTTGGATGCATACTCGGATTGCGTTTCGCTCTCCTGTATTGGTTTCCCTGAAAGCTGGAAAGAAATTTTATCAAAATAAAAAACGCCCCGGTGCTACCAACACCGAAGCGTTTATATAGAACAGCTTACCCAATGGGCAATCCGTCCGACAATGTGATTGTACCACCTTTGGGCAGGCTTTGTAAAGTGCGCCCGGAGGTGTTTTTATGTTATGTAAAAAATGCGGCAAAGAAATTCCCAATGAAAGTATGTTCTGCAATTGGTGCGGAAAGAAACAAACCATGCAGCAAAAGAAAGGAAAACAGCGCGGCAACGGTTCTGGCACAGTGTACCAGCTCCCTAATAAAAAGTGGAGAGCTGAAGTGCGTGTCATGGCCAATGGCGCCAATATACGGCGCACAAAAGATGGGTTTCTCCGAAAAAAAGACGCTCTGGACTATTTGCCCATTTTGAAAAACGGGAAATACACTGTCTCGGAAAAGTCGCCTATTCTGCGCGACCTTTATAACCTTTGGAAAGAAACAAAAAAATATAAAGGAATGTCGGAAGACAAAAAATCTCATTATCTCACTGCATGGGGCCGCCTCGAGGAGTTACAGCACCGGGATATTCAAACGCTTACATTCCTCGAAATGCAAGAAATTGTTGACGGCGCACCGGGTGCATATTACCCAAAGCGTGATATTAAAACGCTTTTATCCCATATGTACAAAATTGCAGAAAGAGAAGAAATACTTCCTCCAAACAAAAACTTAGCTCAATATATCGAATTGCCTCAAACGCCCAAATCCAAACGCGACGCATTTACATCAGAGGAGGTAGCAAAGATATGGAAAGACTACGAAAACGGAAATAATTTTGCGGGATACGCTTTGGCAATGATCTATACCAGCATGCGGACAGGCGAGTTATTTGCACAACGGGTAAAAGACATTTTCCTCGATAAAAAATACATGATTGGGGGAATTAAAACGGAGGCGGGTATAAATCGAGTGATTCCATTGGCTGATTGCATCATTCCCGTAATAAAAAAGCAAATCAGCCTATCCAAAAAAGGCGGAATCATCGACATGCGGATAGAAGATTTTTACGAAATGTGGGCTGAGTTCATACAGCGCACAGGGATACGCCCCTTGGATGCATATTGCTGCCGTCATACAACCGCGACCGCCCTTGCCGAAAAAAAAGTAGCCCCCGCCATCATAAAAGAAATCATGGGGCACACTTCATACAACACAACTCTTCGATATACCCATATATCCGTAGATGAAAAAGTAAAAGCAGTAAATAAGTTAAGAAAGAAAAAAAAGACAAAAAGTAGCGAATCCAAGGCGATTTCATCATCCAGCTATTGACAAATCTTTCCGAATCACTATAATACACGCATGGCAATAAGCGTGGCAATAGCAAAATTTTAATGGGATATTGAGGGTAAAAATAGATAAAAATAAAACCGCACCGAAAGCCCAAAAATGGCTTTACAATGCGGTTTTATGGCGGAGAAGGAGGGATTTGAACCCTCGCGCCGGTTTCCCGACCTACGCCCTTAGCAGGGGCTGAAAAAACCACGCAAATAAGCCAAATATCGGACATTTTGTGTCAATAGAGTGGCAATAGCTAAATTTTGTCACAATGTCCAAGATAGAAGGATGTTGCGTAGTGAAATCGACGAATTTGCTCGAAATCGTTCGTAATCAATCTATTTCAATCGAAAATAGTAATTTTTTACCTGAAAGAGATAATATACCAGTACATTCTTTCAGGGGGTTGATTTTAATCAAAGACCCGCAAAAAGAACTAAATCGGCTAGGACTATCGCCCAAATTGATTGGATATTGGGACTTGTTAACAGCCATCGAACTGGTCTTAAAAAACAAATCGGCATTGACTGCTATGATAAAAGAAATCTATATTCCAACAGCAGCCAAAAGGTGCGTTGAATGGGATTGTCCCGAAGCTTCTATAAGAAAAGCAATCCGCTTGATCTGGCAACGCGGGAACCGGGATTTGTTAGAAAGAATTATGAATCATTCCCTACCAGAGCCGCCTCCTGCTGGAGAGTTTCTTGGTGCCTTTGCTTTTTACTTAGAAGATGCATCAGAGGAATCCAACTGAATCGGCTCCACTTCTTTTTCAAAATCAACAATGAGTTTGCGCAGCGCAAGATTCACCTCCGCGTTCCTGCTTATCCCGTGATATTGGGCAATGTAATCCACTTTCGCTATGATTTCTTTGTTCGCGCGCACTAAAAATTTCATATCGGTATTATTCACAAGCTGTCCCTCCATTTTCTCTTGTGCTTAGTATACCGATGTGATATACTTAATATATCGTTGTGATATATTTTTGATATCTCTTTTTTAGTGATTTGTGAGAAAGGGAGCCTTGTTATGGAAAAACCCATAAGTACCATCATTGTTAGAAATATTTTGGGTTGTATTTGCGGGTTGGTGGTAGGCTGGCTTGCCTATATGTTCATAGGTGTGATTTTCGGGTTTTTGTTTTCCATCGAATGGGTTGCGAAGCTGCTAAGTTGGCCATCCACGCCTATTCTATATATGTCAACCGGTATGGGGGCATTCGGAGCATTGCAGGCTCATACTGTTTCGGATAAAATCTGCTTAGAAAATTCAAAGGGATACAAATGGGGCACAATTGTTGTCGGAGTTGTAATTCTCGTTTATTTTGTGTATTGCACTATAGTCAATTGGATTCGAGATGGATTCAGTGATTTTGTGATTGGATACTTTTTTACTGCAGTGTGCGGTGTTCTTCTTATCAATGAGGGACGTGGAAAAGATTAGTAAAATCTTTTGCATTTCAATCCCATTCAAATCTGCCTATATGAAACGCTGTTTGTCTATCTTTTCCCACAGATAGATGTGAGCAGCGTTCCATATTTCACCGCCTCTATCCGCTATCCACGGACGGGGCGGTACTTTTAGGGAAAACAACAAGGCCCCCGGCCAGGAGAAATCCTGAACCGGGGGCTTTGTTCATCCGTTCAACAGGTCATACAACTGCATCGCCTGATACTGGCTGTATCCGGCATCTACGAGGGCGGCAATTTTATTTTTCTTCGCGCTGCCGCTTATAGTCCTGTCCGTACCGGGGACTTTATCCCCGGTCACATCCTTGATAATTGCATGCGCAAACAGGATTTCTGCCCAGTTTGCATACTGGGTTCCATCCAGCGCGCTTGCCTCTTCCATACGTTTTTCCGTGGTCCTGCTTAAATCCGAGCCAAACAGCTCATTTTCAGCAACATCCTTTGCCATAGAATACGCATTATCCAGTACCGATACTTTTTGCTCATCCGTCAAGTTATCAAACTTGGGCACCAGATATTCCGCAATATTATAGGACATCTGCCCCATTTCCCGTTGATAGTCGCTGTATTCCCTGTTGGTAAGGCTTTTGCTTTCGCCGTCTACCGTAACGCTCCATCCGGCTTTGCGGGGAAATACCTTGTTATTCCCGGTATCCTGAAACAGCTCCAGAATCACATTGTCGATAGGAGATTCGTTTGCATTCCCCAACGTTCCGGGGCTTACGAATTGTGCAAACGCCGCTTCACCTGTGCTGTTCTGCCGCGTGATCGGTCTGCCCCAAGTGTCATATGCCGCAGGTAGAGATTTTGATGCGCCGGGAATTTTTGCCTGCATTCCTCCAAATAGAGTGCCGAGCCAGTCTCCTTTGCTGTATGTTTGGCGCTGTACGGGGTCCACAGTGCGCGCCGTTGCCCCAACTGTAGATGGAATAAAACTTCCTGGAATTTCCTGCACCAATTCCGCAACACCGCCGGGCAGGCCCTCATAGCTTGAAAACAAATCTTCGATGGATTTAACAGGCGATGCCTCTATCCATGTATTCAACGCAGTTTTTCCAGCTGCAACCGAAGCGTCGGCAAAGCTGGCGTCAGGGTTCTTCTCCAGTTCGGCCATGATCGCTGCCCCCATCATCAGGCTGCTGGCTGCGGGCTGTGCCCAATCCACCGTGTAGTATTTGTCTCCAACATGTACAGCATTCGGCTTAAACCCTTGCGTCCGCATAAATGCGGCCTCGTCCTTATCGTCGCTTTCAGGCCCTGTAAGAATCCCGGCTTTGAAAAGCTGTGCGCCTAACACCATCAGCCCTGTTCCGGTAAGACCCTTTGAAATGTCGTCAATGAACTGCGCGGCATCCGTCTGGCCTTTCACATGTTTTGCGGCGGCGGAAATCAATCCTGCAGGGCTGTAATCCGCAATGCGCATTGCAATGTTGGCCGGGGTTTTTGTAAACGTAAGCAGAAAGTTTCCCATCCCGCCCACGCGGTTTGTTGAACGTTTTATAGACGAAAGCATTTCCGTCAACGCATTGTCATCTTTAAACGTTGCCTTCATTGCTTCGTCCAGCGCTGTTGTAATGGCCTCCGGGGGGACGTCGTTCACGCTTTTTATCCCACGTGCTTCAATGTAGCTTGCAAGGCGGTCTCTGAAAAACTTGTCCACAAAACCCGCGTCGCCAAGCTCAAGCAAACCATAAGTAAGCTGCCGTGTATTTTCCAGTATTCCCTTTTCGCTCGTCATGCCGGAAAACAAGTCCTGTTGCGCCGTTTTTTGAGATACTTTGTTCAGCTCATATGCTGTTTTGTCTACGAGCTGCGAAAGCCAATCGCTTTTAATTTCCCCCTTGAATATTGTTTTGTCCCGAGCGTATTGGTTCAGGTCGTTCAATGCGTTTTGCCCTTTTGCGCCCGCACCCTGTCCCTGAAATTCATAATATTTTGTATCACCCGAAAGCACACTCCGCATATTGTCGGCAACCTGAGATGCCAGCGTTTTGCTTTCCTTGGATACATGCAGCGCCTGCGTGGGTGTAAAATCAGGGTTTATCCGATGAGTGATGTCCTGAATCAGCGCGGATACTTTCCCGGAGGCTCCCTGTACAGGCATCATCGCGGCGTTCGCCAATGTATTTCGCACCATTGTGCGCGGATTCAACAGCATCCCAATACGGCGCAGTTCCAGCAACTTTTCATATACTGTAGCGGGATATTCCTTACTGATACGCTTGCCGACATTCTCCATTGCGGTTTCCACCGCCTGCGTGTCGCCGGGGTCAATGTTCTTGAATGCGTCTATCTCCGCATCTGTCAGTTCAAAGTCGTTCCACTTCCTGCCAAACTTCTTTGCACCAGCGGCGTTCATCGTGTCTACCTGCCGTTGGATATACTGCAACGCGGTCATGGGGTCCGCCTTTGTCAGCGCGATCACCGCCGCCTGCGAAAACTGGCCGCTGCGGGTAAGCGCAGCAGACATATCCCGCAGAACATTCACCGCTCCGGCCCGGTCTCCCTTGGCGATAAGGTCATCAGCAATCATCTTGCCAAGCGGAACCGCCGCCGGATCTGCGGTTTTCAGCATATCGCTGAAAGCGTTCCTTGCTTCTGTTTCACCGCGTGCGAATATTTCTTCTGCGCGCGCCACAGTCGTTTCATTGGAGAGCGACTTGTACAATTCCGGGTTGTCTATGAACTCCTGCTTCACTTCGGTGGGCAGGTCGCTTTTGGTCCGCAGGCTCTCGGCAAAACCGCGTTCTTTCATACCGGACGGGATTTCAGGTGCGTTCTGTGTTTGTGCCCTAGCATTGGGTTGAACCCTTGCGCTTACAGAGGATGCCGCACCATCTACGCGTTCAGCCACAGGTTTTGCACCCTGTTCCAGTAGGCTGTCACGGTAGGCCAGCGCCGCATCATAGTCCATCTCAGGCAATGCGTCGAGCTCCGGTTGCGTCCATTTGTGGAATCCTCCGTCCGATTCAGAAAAACCAAGTCGTGCCTTTACGCCGTCCGCATCCAAACCATCAGCAAGCTTCATTACATATACGTCCTTCGGGCCGTAGGTCCAGCCATCCGGCGCATATTCGGGATTCCATGCAACACGTGCCACGGGTTCAAAACCAAATTTGTTGTAATTCTGTACCAAATCAATGCCATAGCAATCCAGTTTTCTTCCGCCATTTTCGATTGCGTTCAGCATCAGCGGAGCGCTGGCCCTTTTTATCTGGCTTGCTGGATTTTTAAAAACAGCCTCTATATCGCCGTCGGCAGTCACAGCTGCCCCCGCAAGCCCGTCGTTCGTCATAAAGGTAACGGCCCCACTGTCAGCCAATTCCTGCGGGGTTTTGGGGCTGACCATGAGGCCGTGTTTATTTGCTTTTATGGCATCGTCAAGCGCCGCAGTAAACACCTGCGGTTGTGCGGTCGTATCATGCAGATCAGTATACGCGCTGCCAACGCGCGTCAGTGCGTCAGAAGTTGTTCGGTCGTTGTTTAGAACTCGATATAGTACTTGATTTCCTCCAGCGAGTTCCCCCGGCTGGCCATGTCCAGAGCCCATTCCCGGTCCCACGGGCATAGTGTTTTCAAATACTCCTGAAACTCTTTCTGCTCCTGTTGGCTCATTCTGGACACCTCCATTAACGTTATTATTTAGAACAGATACTGTTCCTCGATTTCCTCCAGTGTACTGCCTTCCTGAAGCAACATTGGAATCACTTCCAAATCCCTGCTGTTTAAGCGGTATCCCTTCTCCTGAAGCAACTGAAGCGCCTGCTGGATTTGCTGTTCCATTTTGTACACCTCTATTAACCCCATTATATTCTGTTTTCAAAGTACCGTCAATGCTTTCTTCTGCGCCAAGTTTCAGCAACGCCCGTGTCTTGCTTGCCGTCTCGGGCAAGGTCAATCCGGTCGCAGCTTCAAAGGCCGCTCTGTTTTTGCCGCCGGGCTTCAAAGTCTCGATCTGTGCGTTGGTAAGTGTATTATTGTAGAACGCATTCACCAGCGCGTCTGTTTCGCTCTGTACGGGCGTTTTGTTGCCCAAAGGAAACATGTCTGCCATGGACGGAACGGACGCTTCTGTGCCTGTTGCAATCGGCTGTGCGGCGTTCTTCATGGGCATCTCATCCGCATATTTTGCCATATTAACGTTCAGCCAATCTTCCGAACCAATTTCACCAACTTTTGCCGCCAGCCTGTTGTATTCGGAAATTTGTTCCGCTGTCAGCTTCGCCCCATCATCTAACGCATCGGCAATCCGGTTCATTTGGCCGCGTGTAATAAGGTTTGACGTTCCCTTGATTGTGGCCGGAACAACTTCGCCCGCAACATTGAACAAAGCGTTTTGCGCCATATTGCCCGCTGCATCTTTTGCAATTTGGGCGGCGCTTTCACCTTCTTCAAGCCCTGTTACAACTTCATTCGGAATTGTATCAAGAGCCAAGTCCAGTGCACTGTCACCTAAAAAGCCAGCAACCCGGTCGGCTGTAAGTACGCGTCCAAGGGTGGAACCAACCGCCGGAACCTTGGAGGCCGCATTGCTGATTGCTCCACCTGCCGCTTTTAAGCCCTTCCCTATCCCCGGCAACCCCAGCATGATATCTTTTCCGCCCTTATACAAACCAATGTTTGTACCCATATACCCGCCAAGATATGCAACAGGGTTCTGCGTTTGTGCATTGGAAGATGCGCTTCTTGTCCCTTCCATTGTATTGTGGAGCGTATCATAGGCATTTTGGTCTGCACCTACTGCATCATAAAGTTTTTCCACCGCATTTTCATATGTTTTTCCAAACGGGTCGATAGGCAATGCGTTCTTGGCGCCATATACAAGACTGGCGACAGGGTTCAATTTATTTTCAAGTATTACGATCTTTTGCATATCAGGGTCATTGTACATTGCCTTGCGAGTGTTTGGGCTATAATCGCCATTATACCACTTTCCGTCCTTGGGATATTTTTCGTAGAATGCGTCGATTATCTCTTGCGCGCGTGTTTTATCAAAATCATTCAAACGATAAGACGGGTCAATGTAGTCATCCAGCGTCATGTTCTTGGCGTTTTCTTCCATCAGACGCTGATATTCCTGATTTTGCAATTCGGCTTGTTTGCGACGCTGCAATTCTGCTGCCACATCTTCGTCCGACGCATTTGCCCAACGATATCGCATCGCAATATCCGGCGAATTGGAAAGTTCTGTGCGAAACGCGATCAATTCATCATTCGTTGGCACACTTGCTCCAGAAACCGAACCCGCCGCGAATCCTGTTCGATTGGGCGGATTATCATATTGCATTTTTATCAAATCCACAAGATTTGCCGGGGCATTCTGGGCAGTTGAGAATATTGGCGTTTGCGTTTTTTTATTTTGGAGCCATTGGGGCTGCGCTTCCGGAGCCTTATCTATTGCTTGTTGTACGCGCGATACATATTCTTTAAAAGAGTTATCACTTTCTCCGTATTTCTCACGCATGTATCTTGATTGATAGGCCATTTATGTGCCTCCTGTCGTTTAAAGTCCAAGAGCTGCTAAAATCTGGTCAATTGTCGTTTGGCTTGCACCGCCAGCAATCAAATCATCATATACCGCTTGTGGGGTCACTCCTGCGGTCTGATAAAGCGAAAGCGCTCTTTTATATGCGGGCGTTTTCGTAATGTCTGTACCACCTTGCGACGTGCTTACACTGCTATTCCCGCCACCGGACGAATAGCTGCGGCTTGCCGCCTTTGCTGCGGCCTCGGCCTGTGCCTGCTGTAAAGCAAGCATCTGCTGCGTGTAGGTATTGTCCAAATTTTGCAATGTGTCATATTTATTTTGCAGAATTTCCGCACTTTGGTTTGCAAGCGCCTGCTCCAGCTGCAATTGATACGCCATCTTCTGCTGGTCATCCGCAGAAAGCTGGTTGTTATAGTTTTGCAGCGCGGTGGATTTATTGCTGTTCAATGTGTCCAGCAGCGTTGCCAAACTGTCGTTCCGGCCACGGTCAATCGTGTTCCGGTTGTTGCCGTAGGAATTGTACATGCCCGCCAGCGCGCTTTCCGACATGCCGCCCGTCAGCCCCTGCGCCACCAACGCCTGGGGAAGGTCACGCTTGCTCATCATATAGTTGATATACGCCTGCTGCTGGGCGCTGTCGGCGTTCTGGTTCACCCCGCGCGCGCCGCTGTCATAGCTGGCCTGCAGCTGTGCCAGCGCATCGTTGTAGTTCTGCTGCAGCAAATTGTTGCGGTTCGCATATGCCTCGTTCAGGTATCCCATGTTTTTGTCATAGGCAGCTTGTGCGGCCTCCTGTTTTTGCCGCGCCAGTTCTTCCGCACGCCGTGCCGCCGCATCCTGTGCTGCCTGCACTTGAGCAAGCATGGCGGCGTAATAATTTGCCGCAGAAGATGAGGAACCACTTCCGCTATCAGAACCGTTTCCATCTCTGGAATTTGTGGTTGTTCCTGAAGATTGGTTGTAGTTGTATATTCCGGAATTTTCTGGTGTCCATGCAGAAAAATCACCACCATACTGATTTTGCAGTTGATTCCGGTTAAAATTTAAAATGTCGTTTTTATTTACAGCATTTTGCTGCCATGCTGGTGTTACTGGATTGTATTTATTTTTGTTGTTGCGCTTGGAATCGCTTCCCCAATCGCCCATAAGCATGTTTTTTACTCCTTTCCAAAACGGCCCGCCCGCATCACGCCGGGCGGGCCTGTGTCCTTTTTCTATTCGGTTTTCCCTAGCTGCTTCACGGCCTGATTGATGCCTGTGGCCGCAAGGCCGGACACCGCGCCCACAGCTGCCGCCGTGATTGGGTCCGCCGCCGGGAACTCCGGCATGCCCGCATACAGGGCTACAAGGCCCAGCACAAGGCCAGTGCCGCCGCAGATGACCGGTATGTACTTGTTGTCCAGCGGCGTGGTTTTCACGCCCGTACCGGCGAGATAGCACAGCACGGTGATGGCTGCGACGGTGCCCAGCCCAAATACAGAAATATCCATAAAATCAGTCCTCCTTGATGGGTAGCTTTTGCACCCGGTTATATAATTCAGTGCCTGTCCCGTTACCGCCCAGCGCATGGTAGGCGCGGTACAGGTATTCGATGTTTTTCAGGCTATCCACGTCGATGTGGCCCTGTGCGATATAGTGTTTGCAGCCCTGGTACAGCCTGTCGTGCAGCAGTGCCAGGTTTGCATCTTTCATGGCATCCAACGTGCGAAACTTCCCCCGCACCCATTTCCAGAGCGCCCCAAGCCCGCCCGCAACAATCCCCATCGCATAAGTAAGCCAATACTTTTGAATATGATCCCACACTGGCCTATACCCCCGCGACGTATGCCTTGATATTCGCAAGGCGCTTGTTTGCTTCATCCGCTCGTGCGTTTGCTACCTCAAGCTGCTTTTCCAGCTCCGCCGTATCTCCTCCCTGCGCCACGCAGGCCGTGAACGCGTCGCCCGGGGAAAGCGTCACAAGCTGGCAGCGGTCGGCCAGCACCACGGCGTAACGCTGCACTCCCGCCACGAAGATGCGAACCCAGCTGTACCCGCCGGAGCTGCCCACCTCGGCCTGCACCGGGTAGCACACGCCCTCGGTCAGCTTTCCGCCGTTATAGTGCTTGTCCACCGCATTCACATTGGGCGCGGTGAACACCTCGCATTTGCCGCTTGTCACCTTCAAAAATTTCATGTCGTCCTCCTTGTCCGTTGTATCCGTATAAGTGCCAACCGCGTTCCGCACGCCTGCATAGCCTGCCGGGTCTATCGGTGTGCCATAGGCGTTGCGCACTTCAAAATGCGTGTGCGCGCCGAAGCTGTACCCGGTGTTTCCCATCGTGCCAAGCGCCGTTCCCGCCTGCACGCGCTGGCCCACGCGCACCAGCAAACTGCCGGCTGCCAAATGGCAGTAGTAATACTTGCGTCCGTCATTGCCGTCGATGCGCACATAATAGCCCCACTGCCACGTCAGGCCGCCCGCGCTTTTGGGCACAATGCCCGCAAACCCCACCGTGCCGCCCGCGACGGCGTGCACTGTTTTATCATCGTCCCCCACGATGTCGATGCCGTTGTGGTTCGGGCGCGCCGACAGCCGAAAGCCGGAGGTTACACGGTTGCGCCCCTTAAAAATCATCATGCGCTTTCCGCCTCCCCAACAATTTCTTTGTACTGCGCTTCGGAAATAACGCCTTTAAGGACGGCCTGCCGCACCTGCGCGGCGCTCCACAGGCCCATGTCGTACCACTTTTTAATGTTGTCGTACATGCTTAACCCTCCAGCATCGTGTCCGTTATCATGGCAGTGTAGGCAATCTGCGCCTCCACACGGTCAAGCTGTGTCGGCTCCGGCGCAGGCCGCGCAGCGATCTCTGCCGTCTTCTCCGCCTCTGTGCGTAGGGCGGGCGTACCGTTTGCCAGCTTGTAGTTCGCGCAGCCATCCGGCCCGTACAGCGGCAATGCAAAGTAATTGCCTTGCGCGTGGTGGTACTTGTCGCCATACCCTTCATCAATAGCCGTCCAACCCGCCGTGTCGGCCAGAAACGCGCTGCTGTTTATCTCCACGATGCGCCCGGCCGCATCCGTGCGGATGTATACTGTATATTGTTCTTCCATGTTGATGCTCCTTTATATTACAGGTCGGCTGAAGCTGTCCAGCTATCGAGTAAACCGCTTGACCCTGAAAACTTGACTGTGAATCCATAAATAGATGCAGTCTGGTCTTCGCGGCTCTCGGGCGAGTATCCAAGCGTTACGGTAGGTGCTACCCGCATCGGAACGCCGAACTCATGCACAATATATGATTTCCCGCCATACGGCACCGCGTAGAGATCATCTTCCGATTTTTGATAGTATCTCATGCACTCCGCCAGCTCCGCCCCGTATCCCTTCGGCACATACGGCGTTGCCACGCTGCCTTTTTCCAGCTTCGTCCATGTAAGCGTGCAAGTCTGCTTTATGACGATATACACCGCGATTTGGTCTGTATTCCCTGCCGGGATGAATGCAGCAGCGCGAATATCATCCGTATCAACCATACTGTCCGCGTCTACCGCCGCAGATTTGATTTGCAAGGTTGCAGACCCACTGTATACTGTACCGTTAACCCTGACAGTCAAGGTCACCGTGTCGCCCTCCGACAGTCCTGTATCCGTTAACAACTTGTACTGTATAATCCATGCGCCGGCCCCTGACGGCGTGAGCAGCATCCCATCATCTGTCATGCTGCCCGTAACAATGTATTTACTCCATCGGTCGCACAAGTATGCTGTGTTGCCGTGAGCGCCGTTGTACCCAGCCTGAGCAATTTTATAATCGCTGTTGTCCAGCAGGTTCGGATACACCGCACCGTTCACCAGCTTATTCACTACGGAAAACCGCTTCTTGATCTTCCCGAACAGCACGGTCAGCTCTTCCCCCGTCTGGATATCCGCATCCTGCTCCGCCTCGGTAAAAGACGCCGTTACGTTGGAGCCGTCCCCGTTGCGCGGCAAAAGCGGCTGCTGCTCGTTTCCGGGGTCATAGATGCTTTTCGCCATGTCGCCCGCGCCCAGCTCCACCACCTTCGCGCTGATGGCCGCGTCCGTCTCAGCCTTGGAATAGGCCCCCGCCTGCGCCGCCGTCACCCCGTGGGGGTTGTCCGCGCGGTCCGTGTGCGCTTTTACAAGGTCCCGCAGTCCGTTCAGCACCGCCTGCAGCTTTCCCGCCGGCGCGGCCGTTACCCCCTCGGGCGCCGCGGCGCCGATGTCGGCGGCCGCCGGTTCGGGCTCCAGCCGGGCGGCAAGCTCGGTGAACGCGGGCGGCAGCCACGCCCGCGGTCGCGCGTCCACAA